CTGATCCCCCGTTACATCCAGGGTCGCAGATGCAAATGCAGTTTTCACATCAATGCCGAAACCTACAATGCGAAAACCGGCCGGCAGCTTGACCGGCAATTCGGTTCCCGTAGAAGAATCCGTATTTTTGTCCACAGTGCCGACATAAAAAGTCTGCTCGATGCCGCAGACACCTTTGTCGTACATTCCAACTTTCATGATGGTTTTCCTCCTTATTCTTTTTGCAGATCAATCATGGTAGGGCTTCCGGTGTCCTCTTCATAATCGACCTCGTTTTCTTCGCTCGCCGGAGTAACCTCAACGGAAGAAATCGCTTCAATCAAATCCGCTTTCTTCTTATAAGCAGATGGGTCAAGCCCCATATCTTCCGCTAACCGTTTGAGGTCTTCCAGCTTCAGGTTCTCAAACTGCGCTGTATCCAGATTCCCGGATTTGACATCCTGCGCTGACGACAACTGAACTCGTTCAATCTCACCAGAAACCAGCTTAAAATAGCCGGTTGCCACTGCTTGATTTGCAAGGGCTTCTTCCAGGATATACACATCCGGGTTCTTTTGAGAAGCAGATACAACGCCGTTGTAAGACAGGCCTTTCACGAGCTTCAAATGATACATAAAGCATCTCCTTTTATGCGGACAGGCCGGTGATAATCGCCGCTGCATCCAGCTCCTCAATGACCGGGTCGAAGTCAAAGTGAATCACATAGAATCGTTTATCTTGGAAGATCGCTTCTTTACCTTCCGTAGTCTTACGAATTCGCACAGTGTAGGTATTGACGATGGCCAGATTCTGAGGGTTGGTCAGAATGATCTTGTCATTGGACATATTGGGGACGGAAACAACAGGGATGGATGCAGGGCTTTGGTACACGCTGTCCGGCACAATGCCGCCCTGGTTGATGATCTGGTTCAGGAGGTATTTGTCCCATTCCTGCTTTCGATAGGGGGACATGAGCCAGCGAAGCTGCCCATTGTTGTATTTGTTGGGAATCTGCTGCAAAGCGTCATAGAACACGTCTACGCTCATTGCGCCGCTGTTCTTGCTGGTTCTGTCCTCTACATGGGAACCGTTCAACAACTGCTTGATCCAGCCGTCATTGATCTTCAGAAAATCGTAATCAGGGTCATCCTGACCGGCTTCCTCATCCCCGTTCAGGCAGAGGTCTTCCAGATCGACGCCGGTTTGGGTGGTCATGAGATTGGTGACAATGCTTTCAAAGTTCTGCCCCTCGATATTCTCCCGGAGGGTTTCTTCGGTGATTTCCCAGGGAAGCCGGACGGCGGTGCAGCTGTAGTCGATTTGAGAGGTCTTCACGCCTGCCCGATAGTTGTCATCGGTGTTTTCAGTCTTTTTCCGCAAAATACGGGAGGCAATACCGATTTTGTCAATCTCGCCGGTCTTTGCAGTCCGAATCTCCCGCCGAACCAGATTGAGCAGGGGAGTTGCTTCAAAGACCTGCTGCAAAAATCGTCTGGACTGCTCCGGCCGCAAAAGACCAGAGTTCAGGGAACCGGTATCAATGGGATTTGCCGCATTTTCTACAATGCGTCTGCTGCTGTAGGTATACATCTTTTTTCCTCCTTTGGTTTTACAGGATGCCATGCAGATAGTGCTGCTCCTGTTTCTGGACATTGGTTTCATCGCCGTTCAGGTTGTTGGGAAGGCCGGTGCTTTTGAAAATCGGCTCCACCGCCGCCCGAATCATTTCCTGCACCTGGTCAACAGTGACCTGCTGCGGCTGCTGGGCTTTGGAAATCGCTTCCCGAACCATTTGGCCGATGCTTTCTGCGGACAATTCCGCTCCGCTGCTTTCCTGGCCGGTGGGATTGGCTTGGCCGGGATTCAGGCTCTTTTGAAGTTCTTGCTGAATGATCTGCGCTACCTCTTGTTTGGTCATAGGTTTTTCCTCCTTTTCTTCATTGGGGTTTTGTGGGTTGGTTTGCTGGCCGGAATCTTTTTCCTTTGACTTTTCTTCTTCCTGCTGGTCATCAAACTCCTTCAGGAATGTGCCAAGGCTTTCGTAAATGCCCTGCAAGGTCTCTCTGTTCTTTGCCGACATCTTTTTGCCTGCCTTGGAAACAGGCCGATTCTTGGACAACTCCTTTGCAATTTCTGCCGCTTCGGTAGGTTCCGAAAGGATGTCAGTGATAATGCGGTTGAAATCTTCCAGACAGCTCTGAATTGTTGCCGGGTCAGTAACGAAATCGAAACTATTAGGATACAGTGAAGTTGAAAGGGCATCAAATGCTTGGTAGAAAGAATTGACTTTTTGCGTGCGGTTGTATTTATCTGCAACCTGTCCTTTCAGAACGGGTTCCGCCGATTCCAGCCCCATAGCTTCTGCAAGCCGCTTCAACAACCCCTTTTTCTCGTTTTTGCTAACGCTTTCCATCTCTTGATCCTCCTCATCGTAATCGGCTACGCCGCCCATGGAAAAGCCGGTAATCTCTCCTTTTTCAATGGCTGCCCATATATCGTCATCGGAGATTTCAGCCGTCATGAGCCAGGTTCCCTTCTTGACTTTCTGACCGTCGATTTCAAAATCAGCTTTGGCAACCCAGTTTTCCACAACAACAACATTTTCCAACGGGATAAAGTTGTGCTGCAGGTCGACCTGTTCGCTGTTTTTACTGTACCAATAGGCAGCCTTGATGATTTCTTCCTCGGTCATAAAATCGCCGTGTGCATCCTCAGTCATAGGCTCATACACAATGCCGGTGACATAATGATGATCTGCATCCTTTGCAATGATCTTGCCAAAGCTGGAAAATGACGCTTTCCCGTCTTTCTGTTTGGTAATCAGAAATTTGCGCTTGTTTGCCGCTTTGTCAACCAGTGAGACATAAGAGATTTTTGCGTTTGTGAGTTCATGTGCTTTGTTGATGTACATTGTTCTCACCTCCCTTCATAAAGGTGGGTATATAAAAAAGAGCCTTGCTTTCGCAAAGCCCTCTTTTATCGAAAATTATTCAATTCCTGCTTCTGCCCTATTCTGAGCATCAAATTCCGCTTCCCAGTCTGCGTCCATTTCATCAATGGCCTGCTGCTGCAACGCCTTGCGTTCATCTAAGGACAACCCAAGGATATTTTCATCCACAATATCTTCGCAAATGCAGTGACAGTTGATGCTTTCTTCCGGCGGAAGAACCGGGTCAACCGGATACATCGGGAAAAACCAATCGCCCTTAGCACCTTGCAGCTCAAACGGCTCATTTTTCAACACAGTTTTATTATCCATCGCAACATGATTGTCACGGGGTTCATTTTTGTGAGCGCCGGTATGCCGCCATCTTTTATAGCTGACGCAAGGATTTTGCATTCGGGCTTCTTGTTTCGCTACGTTATGTGCTCTCATGACCTCAGTAATGGCGGTTCTCCTGGCACGGTAATACTA